CTTCGCTATTGTAATCTAGCCCCCACTCCACTGTTGAGGCAATATCCTCGCGCGCCATTCCTCGACAGTAATACGGTCGATGGTGGAAAGGCGGCGATGGATAAATGGGGGCATGCTTCCATTGTGTTATCAGAATGGAACGCATACCTCTCATTTTTGAACTCCCTTGAAGGAGTGATAACGACTACGGGCCAAATGATGGGTGATCCCACCAGTTTCCCGGTGCTCATGCTCGTCTCCGCATTCGGGGGCGAAATGGCACTTCGTTCTTTCCCGTACAAAGGTAGGGACGAACGTCGTCGTCACCCTGGTCTCCTCAAGGGTCAGTTCATTGCGGATTTGGTTGGCGATGACGCCACCATTCCGCGATGGACAGAGCAAAGGAAACAGGTGTACAATGACACCCTGTTTTCCGTAGGGGCTCACTTGTCGCTGCCTAAGTGCTTTTGGCATCCGACAAGAGGCCTGATAGCAGAGATTCCGACCCAAAATGGGCGTCGTCTCCCCCACTATCCTCTGTCCATCCTAATAGCACCCCCCGGGGGTTCCAAAGGTCAGGTTATGTGGCACACACAACCTGCTGCCCTAAAAGGGGACCCTGGAACACCCCAGTACGTCTTTGGACGTTACTTTTTGCGCAAGTCACCATACTTTTATGTATGGCGACTTGCTGACAAAATGGGGTTGCCATTAGCAGCGCCCGAAGGACTAGGAGGCATAGGCTTACCAAGCCTACTGCCCAAAGCCTCTCGGACGCATCAAGTGGCCTGGTTGCGCTACATCTCAACTCTTCCATTGGAAAAGCTGATTTCAGGTGCAGCGCTCTCAGTCGGACGTAACCCGTCAACCTTGATGGCAGACGCTATGTCCGATTGGTTGAAAGGGGTCATCCGTGACCATGAGGATCTCATGGCCATCGGGGGACTCCTTACCCACAACCCACTTGATGACACTGGAGAGCTGCGTATACCGTTGGATACGGCATACCGAAGCGCACTCTCCAGTGTCAGGTCCGCGGAGTTCTATTTTAGAGCTCCGCCTGAAACTGAGGAGGGCCACGCCCCGTCTGTTACGGTCGCGGCGGCCAAGTTTCAGCGCAAGGTCAGCAAAGCGCCCTGGTTTGATAAACCAGGGGGCTGGTCATATGCTGATACTTTGCGGGACTTAGAGAGAAAGAAAGCACTTTTCTTCTCTCGGTCAGGCTCGTTCCTCCCCCAAGCCAATGATAACCCACGTTCGTTCTTTGGACTGGAACAAACGAACGGGGTCAAGAGGCGCTACAAAGCGCCTCATATCATCGGGTTGGGCTGAGGAGCCCGTACCCCTAAGCAAGGGAAAAACTGCCACTCCAACTGGACGGGAAACCGCCAGTGAGACTGGGTTAGACCGCAAGGGCTAATCGCC